CTCAAGGCCTGAGCTTTGGCGAGCAGGTCGAAGAGCTTGACAATCTCAAGGACGCGGACGCTTACGAAGAGACTATGCGTATACTCAACAACAGAGCCAATGAGCGGTCCAAGGTTGCCGTGATGGACCAACACGCGGCTGTCAAGTCTGCTGTTGATGACCTTATGAAAGACCCCCAGAACTTCAACCCATACAGTGTCAAGGGCCTGACCGTGGAGAAGATGAAGGATCTGTCCGAGCTTCGTCAGCTTATGCTGGGCCCCTCGGACTACACTGACTGGGGTGTCTACAGCAAGATAAAGCAGATGGCCCCTTCTGACTTCACTGAGTTGGATCTCACTTCTCCTGAACTCATAAAGCGGCTGGCCAAGCCTGAGTTGAAGGAACTGATTAACGAGCAGTCTGCTATCATCCAAGGTACCCAGTCCGGCCGGTCCCGGTCTTCTCTTATGGGCTTTGGTGCAGACGTAGACAAGCAGCTTAATGTCATCATATCCAAGATGAAGGATTTCACCCCCGGATATGGTGCCAGCGATGAAGAAAGATTCGAAGCGGCTCGACGCACATCGGAGCTTATGGGTGTGGTATACGAGAGGATCAACGCTCGGGATGTTGTCTCAGAGGGTAAGTGGACGGTGAGCGAGATTAACAAGATCATCTGGGAAGAGTTGTCGACGTACACATACGACCCCGGGGTGTTCAGTTCAGAGCAGAAGAAGTACAACTTCGAGCTTAAGTCCGAGCCTTACCGGCTGAGATTCTTGAAGAACAGCAAACCAGAAAAGCTGCCTGAGTCTGCTGTGTTCCAGCCCGGTGTGCCTACAAACTCCACAGAAGCTAAGGCTGGGGCCCAACCGGATAGGTGGCTTGTCAGGACTGGACCCGAGGTCCACGTCTACGACATCCATGGCAATTACATTAAGACCTTTGTCCCCGGTCCAGACGCTGAAGAGTGGGACTTGATCAAGACTGAGGAGGAGAGAGCCGCAGAAGAGCGAGAGCAGAAGGCATTTGAGCGTGAGCTAAAGAAGCATCGGCGTAGCCCGCTTGAGGATGTTATCCTTGGTCCTAAAGGCCTTATTGGTGTAAGGACTCCTCGCATAAGGACCCGCGATTACGACCCCGCATATGATCCATCATGAAAGTACCTAAAGAGATATCCGGCACTCCTGATCCCGCTGTCGAAGACACAGTCAGTCAGGTCACGGCTCCTGTACAGGAGCCCACGTTCGTTCAGTCTGAGGACTCTGGTGTCCCTAAGGGTTGGTCTGAATACGTCGCGGATGTTGATCCGCTTGAAGCAGGGAAAGGCTACACCCCTCGCCTCTTCAGAGATACAGAAGCCGAAGGCGGCGTAGAGCCTTTCCGTCAAATGCTGATAGAGATGCCCGACGAAGAGGCTCTGGATCTCGCTGTCACTGCAGACCGCGGGCATTTGGACTGGGCTCTTCGTACAGTGAGAGGTATCAAGCCTGAGGTGGCGGCGAAGGTCCAACAGGTTGCCCAGATTCAGGGCATCCCCAAGGACATGGTCTTTAAGAACCAGGAGGAGGCTAGTGATTGGCAGGAAGCCTTCGAAGTCATAAAGACTCTGACTGAGAAAGACGAAGAGGGCGAGTATAAGTACCCCAAGACTCTTGCTTTCATGACCGACCCTGATAACGCCGTGCTTGCCAAGGACGATGCCGCACTCCTGGCTCGTGTCGAGGATCTGGCTCACAGCTTTTCGGCTTCTCCACAGCGGTATGTCTGGGAGAAGTTCAAAGAGGGTGGGAAGAGTTTTGTCCGGGGTCTGGCAAAGACCGGAGCAATTTCTCTGAGGGCGGTGCAATTGGGACTAGGTATGCCAGGACCTGTTAGTCTCTTCGTTCGCCAGGATAGGGAGCAAGCGTTCCAGCCGCGAGACGTCCAGTTTTACTTAAATGCCAGGACATTGGTAGAGAAGGGCTCTGATGTCACTTTTGCTACAGCAGCAAATCTCCTCGATGGGTTATCAAAGGCTGAGATCCTGGAACCCGACATGCTCGCTGAGAGGAAGGGCTTTACAAAGTATCTGGGCAGCGTGGCTGAGACCGTACCCCAGTTTGCAGGTGTCCTGGCTGCTACCTACTTCACTGGATCTCCTACGGCCGGTGCCTCGGTTATGGGGGGCTATATCTTTGGGACCACCTACGAGCAGCTAACCCTGCAGGGTGTGCCGGAAGACTTAGCAATCCGGGCTGCTACAGCGAACGCTCTTGTCCAGTCGGCCCTGGAGTTTGTAGCTCTTGGCAAATGGGTGAAGTGGTTCAAGACCGCACCGGGATCAAGGCGGCTGGCCCAAGAACTTCTTGGTGTGCTGGTGACGGAATATGGTACTGAGTTTCTTCAGCAGTTCCCCGAGGACATGACTCGAATTTACGCCGAGGAGTCAGCCAAGGGTGGGTCCGTGTCGGACATTGTTGACCGGGTGTTTGATAACCTGCCTTCGACCATCAAGGACGGTCTGTATGAGGGAGCGGTTGTGCTGCCCCTATCGCTCATAGGTGCGGCTGCGTCCTCTCCCCGGGCAATACGCCACCAACAGCACCTTAAGAGCAATTTGGCCTTCCTCACTGATCTGGGCAAGGCTGTAGAACTGAACAAGCTTCACAAGCTGTCTCCGGATAAGCACACAGCTTTTGTCCAAACGGTTCTCGAACAGAATGGGATAGAGGACATTGCTTATATCAGCAGTGAAGACTTCAAAGAGTTCCAGCAGGCGGCCCCGGAAGTAGCTCGTGAGGTGGTGGCGTCTCTTAGTCTGCAGGACCAGCTAGTCGAAGCAGAGGCTACCGGTGGGGACATAACACTGAGCATATCAGAGCTATCTACGAAGCTGGCCGGAACAGATGCTGGAGCCCTGCTCACACCCAGGTTGAGACTTGAGGCTGACGGTCTTACTCTCCACGAGCAAGCAGAGTTAGTGGAGCGGGCCCGGGCCGAGGCGAAGCGGGTTCAGGAAGAGTTTGCTGATCTGTTGGCAACGAACAGACTTCCAAGTCAACTGATGAACCTCCGTGAACAACTTGTTACCCCCAAGGACGAGGGTGGTGCTGGCCTTACCCCCGGGCAGGCCGACGCACACCTGGGTGTGCTATGGGCTCGTGCGAGCAAGGTGGCGGCAGAGATGGGCACGACACCCAAGGAGTGGATCGATTCATTGAAGCTTCGTTTGGTTGTCGACCAAGATGGTGTCAAAGTCCAAGGACGCCAGAGGGCTGAAAGAGCGAAGCATCCGTCACAGATGGAAATGGACGAGAGGCTCGACTTCTATGACACCATAGCCACCCAACAGAAGGGTGTGCCTGAGGCTGCTATGCTCAAGGTACAAAACCTCATGGCTGGTGTCCTCTTTAAGCCTATAGAGCATACAGGTGATTTGATCCACCGTATGACGGAAGACCTCAAGTTCAACAAGACGGCAGGCTACAACATTGTTCTGGATAAGGTGGAGAAGATCCTCGGGTCTCTTACCCAACCGTATGGGTTCATGAAAGAGTTCGAGGAGAACATCAAGAACAACGCCGAGGTGAGGGGTGTGACCGAGGAGGCATACCGAGCCGAACTGATGGCTGCTCTCGCTGAGTACGCTGAGGCCCGCAGGAACATGCCAGCGTTTAACGAGGTGCAACGCCTGGCCCGGGACGCGGCCGTCGCTCTTGGTGAACTGGACATCGACAGGGCTGTGCAGGATCTCACGAAGCTCAAGGACTATCTTGATGAGGGAGCAGAAGCTTGGGCTGCAAGAGCCACAGAAGCTGATTCTGTCCAGACGGTCAAGGATATCATCGAGGTCTTCCAGTCCGGTGTGGACTACGACGAGAACGGTGACATAACCAGGAATGAAAAGCTCGAACGATGGTTCGGTACCAGTGTGGTCGTGGATGAAGACGGCAACCCGCTTAAGGTCTTTCACGGCACCATGCGGGACTTCTCGGTCTTCAAGCCGGAAGCCAGTGGCCCTGAGACGAATCTGGGCCCGGGGTTCTACTTCACCAACAAGGAAGAAGACGCTTACGCCAACTATGCCCATATCTCCGGAGGTGATGTCCAAGCTAAGCTCCGTGGCAGAGCCGAAGAACTTATCAATGAAGACATAAACCTCAATGACTGGGACGAGGCTATGCGGAGGGCTAAGGAAGAGTTGGACTACCAAGAAGATGGTGTCCTGCTCGAAGTCTACCTAAAGCTTGAGAACCCTGTGATCATTGGTGGGGACAACCCCACATTCTTCGATTACACCTACCAGCTTGAGAACGACCCCGAGTTCCAGGAGTACTATGACAAAGCCTATGACGAGCTTCTGGAAGACGAAGGTGGCGACAAAACCAATGTCTTGGATGACGAAGTCATGGCCCTGGCGGCAGAACGCTTTGCGGCCGACCACGGCACAGAGCCTTCCGGCATTCTGCTTGACCTTGTTGAAAAGGCTCGTGAGATAGCCATGGACTACATGGCTTACGACCTGTCCGGCGTAGGCGAGTTCCTCATGCATGCTTTCCCACAGGATGGCATGAAAGCAGGGATAGCTCTTAAGCTGCTCGCTGCCGAGCTTCGTATGGCTGACGTCACCATTCCCGGTACGCCGTACACGGCTGCTTACGAGATAATCAACCGGGCTCTTAAGGAACTGGGCTTCGATGGCTACATCGATTACACAGTCTCAGATAAGTTCCCATTCATGGCACTTGATGCCGACACTGCTCACTACATCGTCTTCGACCCCAAGCAGGTGAAGTCGACTAAGAGCATTAACTTTGATACCGAGAACGCCAATATCTACGAGCAGATCTATTACCAAGGTGGCGAGATTGTCAAGAGAGCCCCGAGGTATGGTGGTTTCTTCTCCGGTCTTCATCAGGCAGCCTTGGATATTCCTCAGGCCAAGGGTACACCAAAGCAGATGCTGGCTGCACTCCGTAAGTCCAAGAGCTACTCAGGTGAAGAGTACAAAGCTATCCCTGCGTTGAAGAGTCTTATAGAAGACACGCCGGAAAACGAAACGATCACCAGAGACCAGATCATTGACTTGGTAGCAGAGAGCTTTGTGGAGTTGGAGTTCCGGACGCACTCTGACATTACAGGTGGGTCTTCGGGCCCTGACATGGGTGACATAGAATACTATCCCAATACGTCTTGGGATGCTGCTCCAGAACACACGGTGGATATAGTAAACCAGTACAGCACTGTGGAGTTCCCCGACTCAGAGGGAAACCTTCAGTCCTTCGACATCTCTTACCACACAGACAATACTGACTATGAAGAGAGGGGCGGCCCAGACATACCAAACCAAAAGGCTGTGTACCTTGACGGACGAAGGCTGTTTCAGCCCAACCGAGGGTACTCTATGCTCGCTCACCAAGCAGAAGCTCTTCTCCGTCAGGAGTTAGAAGTTCGTCTGGGAAGGAAGCTGACAGACGCTGAGGTTGTTCGGCTTATGCCAACCAAAGCCAGGCCCGGATGGGTGGAAGAAGTCATGCCTCTCAGGGAGAAGGAGTACACCATAGATTCTGAGTCTGAAGGCGAAGTGAAGATCGTTGTCTATGATGACTACGACTATCCTCTACGGCCGAGGGGTGCATACACCAATACCGATTCGCAGCTTAGGTTGTTTGGCCCTGACCCCGAATATGACTATCTGCTTGGCACTGATCTCAACTTCAGAGTGATGCTGCGTAATGAAGAAACCGGTGAAGAGACTGAGTACTCAAGCTTCGAAACAGCCGCCGATGCCATAGAGGGGGACATCTTCATGGACTACTACGACCGGGACATGGAGGCTGGAATAGACCGCATGTACCAGGAACGCCTGAGCAACGGTGAAGACGTTAAGTATATGGAGTACACCATTGGTGCAGAGCATGGTAGTGGACCTACGAGGCTGAATGCCAATTACGATGAGTACCTTCTGACCATAGATGATACTTGGCTCGCAGAACCCTGGATATTCTCAGGCCACTGGGACCAGATACCCAACGTCATAGGTTTCACTCGGGTGTCAGATAAGACGGCTGTAATAGGCGGCCAGGAACACCACACACAGTTCCTCGAAGAGCTTCAGTCAGACTTGCATCAGAAGGGAAGGGACTTCGGGTACTTCACCGCCGAAGAAGCTGTACACAGAGACAATAACAGGTCCCAAGCCTACCTGGGCTTTCTGAATGTTAAGAAGGAACTGGACAAGGAGTACCAAGACGATGGGCGGGGCGACCCTTCTTCCCTGCCGGACTTCGCTAGTGAACTTTATATCAGCGACGCTAACCTCAAGAAACAGATCTTAGACTTCCTCACCGCTATAGAAGGCCTTCCCAGTGCGGACCAAGCAAGGTTTGCTCTTGCCAACTACATGCGTTTGCGGAAGGGGGCTCCTGAGAGTCCGTTCAAGGATGCCTGGTCTCTGATACTCTTCAAGCAGATGGTATTGAAAGCCCTTGACGGAGGGTACGAGGCCATAGCTTGGTCCAACGGCAATATCCACGGTGAGCGTTGGGACAAGCTTAAGGGTGTGAACCGGATAGTTGCTGTTACAAGGCCTGATGGAAGTGTGCATGTAGAAGGTTATGACGTGGCATACGACAACTCTGGTCAGACAGCTTTGCAGTCCACCAAGAAAGCGGAGTTCACGGCGAGGAGTGAGAAGTCTCTGGCGACGTATCTCGGAAAGGACATAGCCGAGCGAGTACTTAACGCAAACGCCTTCAACACAACCAGAGGTGTGGAGCGTACACTTGATGGACGAGGCCTCCGCATGGGCGGGGAGGGCTTCCGTATCTTCTACGATACGGTCTTGCCCGCTCAAGTCCGCAAGTGGCTGAAGTCCATGAAGACTGATGCTGTTCTCGAACAGGCTCCTCTTAAGGGTTTCGAGTCCTTAGGTGATCAGTGGGTTGTAAAGCTGACACCGGATCTGCAGGCGAAGATCACCCACGATGGTCTAACACTGTATCAGGCGGCCGAAGAGAACAACCGGAAACGCCCCAGAGGTCGGGTGCAGTTTACCCCCACCGAGACCATCATCACGTTGTTCGAGTCCGCGGACGTAACAACTTTCGTTCATGAGTTGGCTCACATATTCCTGGAAGACATGAAACGGCGTGTCGCGGATGGCACCGCTTCAGATCGTGAGGCCAAAGATCTTGTTGCCATTCGGCAGTTGACTGGTGATTCCGAGCTAGGCACTGAGGCCCACGAGTTCATAGCCAAGGCATTCGAAGGCTACCTGATCGAGGGCAAGGCTCCTGCTACCAAGCTGGTTGAAAGCTTCCGGAACTACCGCACCTGGATGCTGAATCTCTACAGGCAAATTGGTGGTATGGAAGACGTCCGTATGAACGACACGCTAAGGGGCATCTTCGATAGCATGCTGGCCTCTGAAGCAGAGATGAAGGAAGTGCGGTTTTACTATGCTGCCAATGAATCCCTTGTGGGGTCCATGCCCGGTGACGCAAGGCAGAAGGCACACCTGCAGAGACTACATGTAGCAGCACGAGAGAGGGCCCTGCAGGATCATGTCCGGAGAGCTTTGAAAACCTTCTTGGCTACCGACGGTATGCGTGAACGGATACAGAGCCTGGCAGCCAGTCAGGTTGACTCGATGCCGGTCTACAGAGCCGTTCAGATTGCTATAGACCGTGGTAGCCTTAACGCTGACAGGATCAAGGCCGAGTACGGCGAAGACGCTTACAACGCCATGAAGGCCCTCCACCCGAGGCTGGTGACCAACAACGGTACTTTGGATCTCACTGAGCTTGCTTTGGAGTTGGAGTATGACAGCGAAGAGGCTTTGATTGCCGACATAGCCAAGTCACCCAAGAGGGCTACAGCTATCGAGACCCGGGTGGATGAACTCATAGACGAACGCCGGGAACAGATCCGGGAGACTTTGGCTAGGGATGAGTTCTTGCCCGGCGAGGAAGCCTACCACAACGATGCTCAACGGAAGTACTTGCTCAGCGAAGCAAGACTCGTGGCCAAGCACATAGCAGAGCAGACTGGCCGGTCGAGACGGCGGTACGAAGAGAAGGCCTATCGGGACTCGGCCCGAGCCATACTGGAAACCAAGACTGTTGCTGAAGCCATACGATATGACCTGTACTCCCGGGCCGAGGCCAAGTACGGTAGGCAGTTCGAGGCTGCTGTGATAAAGGAAGATTGGGAAGCAGCCCAGGAAGCCAAAGAGAAGCAACTGATCAATCACTTCTTGGTGACCGAAGCAGTCCGCGTAAGACGGCTGCACGAACAGGCCATCAGGCAAGCCAAGACCCTGGCCAAGTCCAAGAGCATTTTGGATAGGCACCGTCAAGTAATACGCCACCTACTCTTCAAGGCCGGTCTGGCCGGGACAGATGCTCCACATGTCACTGAAGAGGCTTTTGCCAGCACCCTCGGCGAGATCGAGGCGGGCCCCGCCGGTGTGCCGCTGCCGAATGCTGTTAAAAACTTCCAGCAACAGCAGGACTACAGGACCATGCCGGTGACTGACTTCTTCGACCTGATGCAAGGTATAAAGGTCATAGGGGCCAGAGGACGCAACGCTGTAAAGCTCCAGAAGAATGAAGCGGCCCGGGTGATTGACGAGGTGGCAACCGAAGCCGCAAGGCCCATGCTCAATCGTAGGAAGGTGGACCCGCTGACCAACCACTCGCGGATGCACAAGCTCCGGTCCTTCCTGCGGAACCTTGGTGCAGAAACGATGCACATGCTGTTCGACCTGAAGCGGGCTGACGGCTACACCAACTTGGGGCCGGACGGAGAGATGGGCCCCAACGAGAAACTCCACCAAGCCATCTTCGACAGGCAGAAGGATGCGATCAAGGCTCTCGATGCCTTCGAGAAGAAGTACTTGGTTGACATCAACGATCGGCTGGGCCTCTTGGCCCGGCGGTTTAGAGAACGGTTTGGCAATCGGCCCTTCCAGATCCCAGGAGCCCCTTTGCCGGGAGTGCTTCGGGCGGCTGGCTACAAGGGTTGGACCGGCGAAATGGTCTTGTCCTTCGTCCTCAACATGGGCTCGGAGACAGGGATCAAAACGCTGCAGAATGGCTTCGACATGGATCTCACAGAGCTTCGAGCCGTAGCTGCCATGCTGACCTCTCATGAGCTTCAATTGGTCCAAGACATCTGGAACGCAATTGAGACTTTGTGGCCGGACATGGAAGCAGCATACTTCAGTCTGAATGGTGTCCACCTGGATCGCATAGCCGCTGAGCCCATAAGGCTTGCGACGGCGGATGGCAAGACAGTTACCCTCCGGGGCGGCTACTATCCTCTGCGGTATGACCCCAAGGCCTCTCGCAAGGTGGCTGAGTTTACCGAAGCGGACATACTCAAGAACGAAGCTGCTGCCGTCCACCATATGAACAAGCCGCGTGACAGCTTCACCAAGAAGCGTACCGGCTCCAGCAACCCCATACTACTGAACATCAGCCCACTGTATCGCCACATCAGGGATACGATCCGGTACACCCACCTCAGCGAGATCCTTACTGACATCAGCAAGGTCTTCAAGCATTCTGACTGGGCTGACGCCTATACAGATTTGATGGGAGCAGAGCGGTATGAGACTTTGATCCCCTGGCTCTCCCAGATTGCCCGGCCGGAGCCCACAGTGGCCGACAACCTGGACCAAGTTCTATCGACCTTCCAGAAGCTGGCCATAATCAAGGCCCTTGGTGCCAGGTTGAAGACCGGCGTGAAGCAGGCCTTCTCTTTGACTTCTACGATTTCGAAGTTGGGTATCCTCCCGACGATGAAAGGCGTAGCCAGGATGATCACCCATCCGTACCAATCAGTGACAACGGTCGAGGCCATGTCTCCGTTCATGCGGGACAGGGCTCATAAGATCGAGGTCGAGATGGCTCGGCTCTACGAGCAGGTCAGTCCGTTCAAGCGTAGTGTTAAGGTGGGGGGCAGAGAGGTGACACTCCGGGATCTGCAGCACATGGCTCTGGTCAATATCCGGCTCGGTGACATCATGGGTGCTTATCCCACTTGGTTAGCTGCCTTCCACCAGAAGCTTGATGCCACCGGCGATGCCGATGCGGCTATCAGCTACGCAGACAACATAGTGGCTGAGACCCAACCAGTGTCCTCGGCCATGTTCAAGAACCTGTGGCAGACTGGCGGCAAAAGGAACACGGCTCTTGGCCGGTTGATCCGCTGGACCATCAGCCCCTTCGTCGGCTGGACCATGAAGTACGGTAGTCGTATGAGGACTCACTTCAATGCTTGGACAGAGGGCAAGATGTCCACAAGGGACTACGCCAGGCATGTGGTCTACGAGAACCTTTTACCGCCGCTCATGGTGGCCCTCCTAGTGCCTTCAGGCGACGACGAGGAAGAACTGACGTGGACTGACCTGTTGTACTACGGCACGAGCTATTGGACATCCTGGATGCCCGGGGCCAACACTGTACCACGAGGGCTCAAGTACGGCACCTTCGGTGGCGTGAAGATGACGCAGCCTTGGCTGCAGCAGATCGACAACGCGATTGTCACACCGATCAAGGAACTCTCTGAGGGCGACTACCTTGAAGCTCTCAAAGCTCTGGCCGCAGCAACAGAATTCCAGCTTGGCATACCGGCCTTGACGGTGGCTAAGGAAATAGATGACACTGTTAAGAAGATCGTTGGCGACGAAGAGGATTAGACCATGACCCTTAGCACTACAACTTCCAGCATCACCTATGATGGTGATGGCAACAACAAGACCTTTGCCTACACGTTCAAGATCAAGGATGAGGACCATCTGGTTGTGACGCTGTCTGATGACGACGGCAGCAACCCGGAGATCCTGGTCAAGACCACTGACTACACTGTTACCGGCGTTGGTGAGGCTGCTGGTGGCAATGTGGTCTTGACTGCCGGAAGAGCAGCCCCGGCCTCTGACGAGCATCTGACCATAGATAGAGTTGTACCGCTGACACAACTCACTGATCTGGAAGAGCAAGGATCTTGGCTGGCTGAGACCCATGAAGACGTCTTCGACTATCTGATGATGGTCAACCAGCAACAGCAGGACGAGATCGATCGCTGCTTCAAGATCTCTTCGACGGCCGACGAGGAACCTGATGACTTCGATGGCACAGTGGAAGATCTCTACAATGCCATCTCTGCGTCAGCGGCCCTATGCGAGAGCTACAAGGATGACGCTGAAGCTGCCGCCGCTGGTGTCAGTCTGCCGAGCATCAACCCCGGAGATGCCGACAAGGTTTTGGTTGTCAAGGCCACGGAAGATGGCTACGAGCTTCTTGCCTCTTTGGATTCTTTCACCCTGGCCACCCCGACGCTTACCGGCACAGTGACAGTGACATCTGTGTCCTTCTCTGGTGCTTGCAGCTTTGCCAGTGCAGTCACCTTTGATGCAGCAGTTGAGTTCGACGGTGCAGTAGTCTGCGATTCGACCTTGGAGCTTAATGGGGCTCTGTCCGGCAGTAGCTTTTTGGATGAAGATGACATGTCTTCTGACAGTGCCACTGCAGTGGCCAGCCAGCAAAGCATCAAGGCCTATGTTGACAGCGAGGTGACTGCTCTATCAGCACCTTCCTGGGCTCAGATAGTACAGTCCACGGCGAGCGGGGGATCTAATGGCCAATCCCTGTCCTCCGGTTCGTGGGCCAACGCTTTGGAGCTTACATCCCTGGAGTATGATGACGATAGCATCGTCACTGCTTTCCGCAACGAAGATGCAGGCTCCAACCCCAACCAGTTTGAACTAGCCGCAGGGACTTATGAGATAGATGTGAACTGCCAGTTCAACAACACTCTGCTCGGCACCTTCAAGCTACGCAATGTCAGTGATGGCTCTGATGTTCTCTTCGCTATGGCGACGAGAACAGCCACTGCGATTACTTCTCAAAACATGTGCAGGTTGTTTGGCAGGTTTACAATCGCAGACACCAAGGCTTTCGAGCTACGATACTGGGTATCGAATGCCGGGAATACCGGCTACGACATGAGCAGTGGTGAAGACAATATCTTCATGATGTGCAACATCAAGAAGCTCTAGCCTCTACTTGCGATAGACCTTTCCAGTCCAGCCTTCGGCTTCCAGAGGGAAGGTCTGTGCCCACTTGGGCTTCTCGGTGAGGAGTGCCACAAACCTGTCAAGGTCAGCTTCCTTCTCGGGTACTTCAGCCACAATCTCATCGTGGACATGGAGGACTACCGGTATGCCTGCCTTCTCTACATTGATCATGCCATGCACGAGGAGATCCCGACACAAGGCTTGTATGACATTCTCAGTGATCTTGCCGCCGTAGGTATACTGGAGACCCCACTGATGCACAGCGTTCTCACCGTAGAAGCACAGAGCAGGAACCTTCTCCTCTTTGTAGGGTCTCTGCACCATAGTGATGTTGGGCTTGTACCACGCAATGCGTCGCCCTGATGGCAGGCGGCAATACAGGAAGTCTTCGTTGTCACGATAGAAGGTGATGCCATTAACAGAGAAGGCTTTGCCGATATACTCTGTGGCCTGCTTGGCCGCTTCCTCCAGGTTCTTCCATAATGCCGTAGTCCTTGGCCGGGCCTGTCTCCAAGCCCATATCTTCTCTTTGATCACTTCGTCAGAGAGCTTGTCGACCTCGTCAGACCCGATGCTCTCAGCCATCTTACGAAAGGCTTTGGTCCAGCCTTGGTAGCCACAAGCCAAGGTCAGTGTCTTGCCAAAGAACCTCTGGTCTTTTGTCACTTCGTCGTAGCTGACCCCCGGGTAGATGTCGCAGGCTGCCACCTTGTATGGGTCAAGGTTGTCTGCATAGGCTTTGAGGACCGCCTCCTCTCTGGCCAGCCAAGCTAGGCCACGAGCCTCCACGCCACTGAAGTCGGCGGTGAGGAGGGTGTGGCCGGGGGCGGCCTGGATCATCCCTCTGAGGCAACGTGAGGCCGCCACAACAGGACAATCGTAGATCAGCCGTACCAAGTCCAGATCTTCTTCCGGGATTCCAGACAGGATCTCAATGTCCTGCGGCTGATAACTGTCTCGTGGGTAGTTGTGCGGCTGGATACCTCGACCAGAGTACCGACCGGTAGAAGCACCGTGGTACAGTATGGTGCCTCGGCAACGCCCATCAGCGTCAGCCCTATCCACCATGCTCTGAAGCTTTTTAACTGAGGTCTTGCCAAGAGACTGCCGGATCTCCAAAACTCTGCGTACCCTATCCGTCATTCGGGGAGACTTGAGCAGGGCCAGAACTGCGGCCTGATCCAAGCTTGATACCTCAAAGCCTTTGGTCTTCAGCCAGCGTTTAAGCTGCAGAACCTGGGTTCCGGTATGCACCATGCCGTTGGTCAAGGTTTGCAGTTCCATGCAGAGACGCTGCTGCTCTCGTTCAGTCCAGTTAATCAGCTTCTGGATCACTGGTATGTTGACGTATACACCTCGGTCGTTAACAACCTGGTCGTGCCTCCACACACCTGCCTCGTAGGCTTCGAGGTCCGGCAGGTACCTATCCAGATCACACTCAGCCTCTACGTCATCGATGCAGTAGTCGAAGAGGATGGTGAAGTCATCTTGCTTCTCGTGCCACTTAGCTTTGTTGTTCTTGGTCGGCTTGCGGGGCTTGCACATCTTGAGCATGACTCTGCGACCCCTGTTGTCCTTCTTATGCTGGAGGCCCAACACATCGCATGCTTTGCCAAGGGCCCGGGGGAGAGCATGGCTACTGGTCTTAGCCATAGTACATCGCCACTTCTTCAGCGGGATAGCCGAGAAGCCATACCTCGCATGCATGACGTTGTCCCACAGCACCCGCTCGAACATCGCGTTGTGGGCTACCAAGACATCGGCATCAGCAACCATCTGGTTGAGTTCTCCGTTAGACAAGAGAGGTCTGTCAGCGAAGTCTCGGAAGCTATGTCCAAGCCAAAGCTTGGTAGGCTCATCGTTCTTCTTGACTGCGATGCAGATAATGTCAGTTGACGGATGTGCGGAGTAGGGGTGGACACCTGTTGATCGTAAGTCGACTTCACTTCGAGTCTCCATATCTAGTGTGACAACCTGCATGGCCATGATCTCCTGTAAAAGACAGCAGGGAGGCCCGGGCAGCACCTCCCCGCTTGGGTAGTTTCCTGTAGCCCCGACCTGCTAGAAGGGGATGTCTTCCTCGTTCGGATCGGGCTCACCCAGAACGTCGGACAGATCCTGCTGCGTCACACCGGCACTCGCCTCGTCGGCAAAGTCTTCCTGTGCTGAGGACCGGCCGCTGAAGGGCTCGCCATCCCGGGTCTTCATCAAGTTCTGAAGACCGAAAGCCACGCCGCGGTTACCGGCAGTGTCGTAGGCGTATGCTGTGATGCTGGCTTTGGCGTAGCACCCTGCATAGAAATCTTCGGGCGTGATGATGTCGCTCATGCTGCTGTCAATCACGCCGGGCCGCATCTTGCTGGTGGCCTTGACGAAGATGTGACCGGCATAGCCGTCAAGATCCGGCTTGTCCTTGTCACCATCCCGGAAAGGATGCTGCAACGACTTGGGTCTCTTGTTGGGGTCGGGCCACTTGGCCTGAACCGCAGCCTTGGCCAGGGCCTTGAGGGTGTCGAGGTTCGTACCCTTCGGGAAGAGCATGGTGACCGAGTACTTCGGCTGGCCGCCTTGGAATGCCACCGGCTCGAAGACGGCGGGGAAGCTGACGCGGAACTCTGGGGTTGTTACCTTATCCATTTTGTTTCTCCTGTTTGACATCGTCGACATCGTTAGTTCAAAAACTCTGCTTCGTCTAGGAAGTCCAGCGAAGCCTGCGTTGATACGGCTGGTCTCTTGTCGTCTTCTGGTGCTACCGTGTAGCCGGTTTCCGGTTTCTCCCACGCATCAGCAAGTATGTCTTTGTAGTCTTCCACACCCGCTGCCTTGAGAGCCTTCTCGGCCTTGGCTACAGATAGCAGTTTCTTTTCATAGGCATCTTCTCCAAGTAGTTCTTCTAACAGGCCAGCGGCCTCTTCGTTATTGACCCACTTCCTGTTAGCACGTTTGGCTACCAACTTGTAGCCTTCGAAAGTCCTGCCAATCTCCATCTGTGACTGCACAAAGTTCATGACCTGGCCCACCCAGGATGTGAACAACTCGGCAAACTCAAGAACCTGGGTGACCTGTTCGCTTGTCAAGTCTGCCGGTTCCGGCAGGACCGGCGAACCGAACTCTGTCTTGGCCAGTTGGCATGAGGTGTTGACGATCTCCGGGCAAACAGCCATCGCCGGACAGAACCGGCAATGCCTACCAGCATGAAGTGGAGCGTTGTCCTGCCGTGTTGCATTAGCAGCAGGCACCAGCACGTTGAGAGCCCAGTACTTCAAATCCTCGATGTTGATGGACCATGCACGGATATGGCCATCCGGGTGCGGGGCTCTGGGCTGGACGATCACCAGCTTTACATGCTTGATCGGCTTGGTGAACCTCGGCTCAGCCTTGATCAACTGCTCGTACTGCCGCAGAGCCCCGAGCCCATAGATCATGAGTTGGGTGTTCCACTCCACCTCGACAGGTACACCGGCACCATGCTTGTAGTCAATGACGTGCAGTGTGTACCCATCCTCGTCCGAGTCTTCGAGGATGCAGCAGTCAGAGGTGCCGTAGATGTCTTTGTCGTAATGAGCCAGTGAGAACTGATGCTCCACAGACATATGCACCCGGGCAGTAGAGCCGACCAGATCAACATACTCCTGCACGGCATCCACCATGTCCTGATCGATCTTGAACTGCTGCTTGTCCACGACGATCGTCTTGCCAAGGAAGGTCTGGGCTCGCAAAGGTGCCCTGCCCTCCACTGAAAGACACCGGGCCCCTAACAGATGGGCCGCAGTACCTTCCCTGGCGTAGACTGATCCCTCATCCGCTGGCACCTGCTCGCTCAGGCGGATAGACCCGGGGCAGTGAATCCATCGGCTCGATGCTGAAGGTGCCAGTTTTGCGTGTTTGGTATCGCTCATGATTGTCCTACTCGGAGGCCTTGCGGTACATGACCGCAGCTTCTGCCCTCTGCGTATCGGAAAGTTCGCTGATCTTCGCGGCACCAAACTCGGCCAGAACCTGCTTGGCTCTCTCGGTGCCGTGGCTGGCTGCGAAGTTCTTGACCAACTCACGGAAGTCTTCAGCCGAGATAGGTTCGAAGACATCGGGCTCTGAAGGCTCGTCTGCATCAAGGCCGAGAGGATCGTCGTCGGGCTCGGGCAGTGGCTCTGTCTTGGCAAGCTTGGTCTCAGCCTCGGCAGCCAACTTCTCAAGCGTCTCGGTGCGGCAGCGGTTGTTGTACTTTACACCAAGCTCGTCGAGCCTGGCCTTGACTTCTTCCCTCTTGTCGGTGGCTTCGCTGGTTGTGGTCTCACCAACCGGTTCTTCTTGCTGCTTCTCAGGAGCAGGCTCCTGCTGCTTCTCAGGAGCAGACTCCTGCTGCTTGGCTGCTTGGCTCGCAGCGTGAGGAACCAAGGCCATAAGGCCCGACGGCTCCTGCGATCCACCAAACACAAACTGGATCTTCCGGTTCTGGCCCCACCACTGCGACAGTGCGTACCTCGCAGTGCCGGATGAGGGGTTTGGTGCTATCCGTAGCACCCCTTCTTCTGTGATTACTGCATCTAACATGGCGTTCTCCTTACGACAGCAAAAGGTCTAGCTCTTCATCTTTGTCGAGAGCCGTATCCACAATATCCAGCTTGCGAACAACCACCCTGCCCATGTGGGCGTCGAGGGTATTGGCTGCTACCAAGTACTGGATCAACACGTTCTTTGTCTGGCCTATACGATGGGGTCTGTCTTCGGCCTGCTGTATATCTCCGGGCACCCAGAACATCTCCGCAAAGATGACGTGGTTGCTCGCTGTCAACGTCAGCCCTGTACCAGCAGTCTTCAGACTGCCGAGGAACAACCGGCACTTCGGGTCTTCGTTGAAGCGTTGTACAAGCACGTCCTTCTTGGTACTGCTCAACCCGCCGTAGTAAAGCACAGCCTGCTGACCGAACTCGAAAGCGAGATGCTCGCCCATCGTCCGGTGGTGGAACCAGACGATGATCTTATGGTCCGAACCGTCAACAGCATCCTTGATGAAGTTCCTGACGGCATCCAGCTTGGCGTCTGCAAGCTCGCGTCGCACTCTGGATATGTCTGCGAAGGGCACATCCTTACTACCCTCCAGCAGCTTGAGGGCCTGCCGGAAAGCTTGTTCGTCCTCCAGCAGATCCTTAGCAGTACTGGCCCCAGTGCCCTTGAGCAGTTTCTTCCATATGTCGAAGCCGATGCCGAAGCTTCTCGGTGTATCAAGCTCGATGATCTGTCTTTGTTTCTTGGGCAACTCCGGCAGTACATCTCGTTTCAAACGACGAAGCATAAGGTGGCCCTTGAGCCGTCGCTGGAGATTGGGCAGAGTCTTCATGTTGTGCCCGGACAAGTCCCAACCGAACTGAGTCCTCTTCGGATCACAGTATGCTCGTGCGAACTTCCACCTGTCGTACCACTCCGGCCGGTCAAGCCACGCCAAGGTGGTTTGGATCTCAATGGGCCTGTTAAGAATCGGGGTGCCTGAAAGGGCTATGCGGCGGGGGGCGTCAAGGGCCTTCACACCTCGACCACCATAGAGATGCAGAGTCCTCTGGGTGGTGGGATTCTTGAAGTGGTGGCTCTCGTCGACAACGATAGCATCCCAGTTGCGAAGCCGTAGAGCCTTCTTGATCTGCGGCCTGGCCAAGATTGCCTCGCTGAGAATGATCACGTCTGCAGTTGGTATGTCCTCTTTTGGATCGACCATTGCCACTGTCAAATTGCGGGTGGTCCACCGCTGCCACTCTCGTAGCCAGTTGTACTTGAGGTGTGGGGGACAAACGATCAGGATCGACTTGCACTGCTGGTCTGCATTGACCATGCCGATGACTTGTACCGTCTTGCCAAGGCCCATCTCGTCTGCGAGCAAAGCAGCGGGGTGGTCCAGCAGGTATCGTATGCCCTCAAGTTGGAAGGGTCTGTAGGATAGCCCGGCGGGGCACGGTATCTCTTTTGACATTGTTGACACTTTCGACATGATCACATGATAACAATTCAAAACCGGGTCGCAAGATAATTCTGGCACTTTAATCAAAAACTTCTTGAGGCGGGGTAGCCTAAAGCTTATAAGGGTGTACCCATGATAAGGGTACCCCTTTAAGGAACGGAAATGATATGAGATATTGGCCCCCCGGCATGAAGCAAGCTCTGGCAACCAAGGCCGGAATTCGATTAGCCCATTTGTGTGACATCCTGGCCCGACGTAGAGGCTGTTCCCCTGCCCGGGCGAAGCTTCTAGAGCAGTGCAGCCAGGATCTCTTTGACAAACCCATCCCTTGGCAGGACTGGCTGTTCAACAAGACAACCAAGCATCCGGCCTTTTCACGGAAGAGGAGGCAACCATGAGCCCCGCCGTCGAAGCTGTTTTGGCTCTAGTCCATCGAGGCTTCAAAGTGTTCCCAGTCTTGCCCGGTCAGAAGCGTCCTGCCCTGAGCGGCTGGCAGGAGTGGGCCATCAATCACAGCAACGAAGAGGACATCAAGACCTACGCCCAACGCCACCCGGGATGTAACTGGGGTGTCTACTGCGGCGGCTCCGGTCTGGTTGTTGTGGATATTGACAACAAGACCGACCGCGACGGCTACAAAAGTCTGGAGAGACTAGAGGCTGAGAACTCTGTGCTGCCGGACACGTTCATGGTCGGCACACCGTCAGGCGGCAAGCACTTCTACTACCGTGGCAAGTACCCCAACACAGCCGACAAGTTTGGCACTGGTATAGACACTCGGGGTACTGGTGGCTATGTGGTAGCACCCGGCAGTATGGTCCACGGCAAAGTCTACAAAGTTCTTCACGATGTTCCTGTAGTAGATCTACCGCCGTGGCTGCTGGAGATCACCCCTGAAGTAGAGCCTCTTGAACGACCAGAGGACAAGCATGTTGCCGAGTCTATAGCGGAGGGCAGCAGAGACAGCACCTTGACGCGATGGGCTGGTGTGCTTCGAGCCCAAGGCTTGACCTATGAGGAACTGGTTGCCGCCTTGCTGGTCATGAACGCAGAGCGATGCGACCCGCCAATGCCTGATGGTCAGGTGCGGAAGATCGCAGCGAGTATCTCGAAGAAGCCCCGGGGCAACGCTCTTGCCGTGGCTGACTTCTTTGATGTGGCTGATAGTGAGAAGATGGTCCGGAAGAAGGACTGGCCCATACCTCTGTCCGGCTTTGTTCCCGGAGAAGCCAAAGCCCGCCGATGGATCTTGGATGAGTGGCTTCCTGTGGGTGAGATATCATCGATATATGGTGCAGGGTCTACTGGCAAATCCCTCCTCAGTCTCCAGCTTGGCATATCTGTAGCTGCAGGTGGCAAGTTCCTGGATATGGATGTTCAAGAGGACATGATGTACATCGGGGTGTACTGCGAAGACTCGGCAGACGAACTCCACCGGCGTGTAGAGTCCATACGCAAAGCTCCGGAGTTCGCTTTCCTCGATGAAAAGAACATGCCCAACCCCTGCTACCTGTGGCCGAGGGCTGGCCTGAACAACACCTTGGTCACAGCCAACAACCAAGACGTAGTGCCGGGGCCGTTCATGCCTGAGCTTCGAGCGTTCCTTGAGACTCTGCCCAAGCACAAGCCAAAGCTGATGGTCCTCGACACACTCAGCGACATCTACATGGGCGACGAGAACGTCAGAGAGAAAGTCAACAAGGTGGTCAAGTACTACATGGTAGCACTGGCCCAAGCTTACAACCTGACAATCCTCCTGCTGGCTCACCCCTCGCGTACAGGTCAGAACACAGGGGACATGCTCTCTGGATCTACAGCTTGGGAAAACGCAGTTCGCAACAGACTGGCTCTGGCCACCAAGGAAGACCGGACATGGCTACGCAGACTGAAGAGCAACTACGCCAAGCGTGGAGCAGAGATCGAAATCTACTGGGAGTCCGGCAGGTTCCTGCCCCTTGCGGCTGACGAGGCTGAAGGCGAAGAGCTACGCAACTTCGGGGACTATCTGGCCAGCAGGTACATCCCGGGGGACTGCATAGCCATGACCTCAGTGGTTGAAGACTTGGCCACCGACCCGACCTACGGCTTTATCCTAGCCGGGTTGAACAGCGAGAAACGAAGACGCGAGAAGCTCATTACGTTGCTTCGCAAAGAGCTTGTCCGAAAAGGCAAGGTGTTTAACTATCACTTGAAACCGAGCAGGAAGCCACGGCACTGGCTGATGGTCGAAGCTTTGGGTGAAGACATCACATTCTTAGACTGATAGGAGTTGAAATGGTGCTATCAAATGATGCTGCATATGTAGAGATCCAGGCGGCCTTGGTTAAGCAGGGCGAGGCCAGGATGACGGAAGCACTAGAGAATATCTTTGGGCCGAAGAACGTGTCCTTCGCAGGCAGGCCCGGGGACTGGACCTTCACCATCACAGATCCAGAGAATCCGAACAAAGTGTTGTACCGGGAGACACACATAGACAAGATCAAGCTGTTAGTCAACGCTGTGAAGGCAGTCAAGAAAGCCCTGCGTGACCGGAACACCATACGCAACAGTCCTGCTCCCGGCCGCAACGATCCATGCCCCTGCGGCTCGGGCAAGAAGTACAAAAACTGCTGTGCTTGAATCTTGACAATGAATCAGGAGAGTTCGTAGGATAACATCATGATTACTAAGCCCAAGACAACCCGAGGTGGTAAGAGACCGGGAGCCGGAAGACCAAAAGGCAGTCGCAATGCCAATGCCAAGCACTGGCCCAAGTTCAGTACTTGCATCAGCCCGGAGAATGAAGCATACATGGACAAGCTCGTCCGAAAGAACAACGGCTTCCTGACCAAGACCAAAATAGTCGACGAAGCCCTCGGCCTCTACCGCAAAAAGCACCCCCTCCGGTAAGCTGCGAGCGGCTGCTGACGGCACAGCATGCTCGCGGAGCCTCAGAGGCTAACCCCCGCTGGCCCGGACAACCAGTGGGGGTCTTTTTATGGGTACATAAAAAAAGCCCCGCCAACGAGGCGGGGCTCCTGCAGGTGGGGAAAGGACGAAAGCCCACCTGAAGTTACATATCTATACCAACCAATGCTTCGCTAAAGTCACGAAGCCACTGCCTTGCGAAGTTCTTGTACAGATGTTGTACGGCCTTGTACTTTGCGAAGTAGTACGAGGTGTCTCCGTTGACCGGTACGGCCATTCGAATCCTCTGGGTTATGATGTCTGTGATACCCTCAAGGATGCGAGGCAAGAACTTGGCTCGCTGGCTGTCGCCACAAGTCTTAGCCACGCGGACAGCACCGGTGAGGTTCCAGCAGAGCTTGATCATTTCGCAGTTCATGCTCACTATGGCATGGGTTTCAGGCGAGAACCTGGCTTCAGAAGTAGATGGCAGGTTGGCTATGCCATCCAGATCACGATTCATCTGCTCAATTACATACTTCATTGATAGCTGATTGGACATAAGGTTACTCCGGTAGGTAGACCCATACGACCATTTGCCTTCGGCCCCAAACCAAAGCCTCTTGGTGCGTAGGGTACAGTAGATCTAGTTTGTTGCCCCTGATGGCACCTCCCCGGTCTTCAACCTTAACCAAGTAGTCTTGGTACCCGGGGATGTACATCTGTGTGCCGAAGGGGATAACGCTTGGTGCTGCCGCCAGTGGGTGGTTGGCTTTTGTCTTGGCCGCCGTCATGCCGTCAGCGTAGACGCCGCAGCACTGCTCACAGGGACAGTACGCTGAGACATCGGTGTACCATGGCAGCCATTGCCCGGGCAGGGGCACCAGTCCGCCGGACAGATACGCAGTCAGTATGGTTGTTGCCAACAGGTTCATCTCATCCACCGGTTCAGGGCATTTGCGGTTTCCAGAGCATAGGTAGCCCCGGGATAGTAAATACCGCCTGCGAGTTTCGAAGCACTTTCAGTGGAGTAACCACCCTTGCTTACATACCGGTCGCCTACATAGTAGATGTCCAAGGGGTCAGCCAGAACCATACCTGTGATCCTCTTGGATCGCTGTTCCCACGCCGTGTACTGGCTCTTGGGTGCCCACCCCTTGCGGTGAGATATGAACCGCCAGCGATCGTCCTTAGCCAGCAGGCGGGCCTGTCGCAGCAGTGCGGCCTCCCACTTGTCTGTCGTGCCGTTGTCCCGGATTGCTGGCCACAGCCATGCCTCGGTAACGCAGTCTGGCAAGACGCAGTCGGCGATTGGCGGGAACGTGCCCCGACCGCAGACGCCCTCGGCCTCGATCACGATGATGCTGCTGCCGGTCAACTTACACGCCCGCCTGATCTCGTCGAAGGGCCATATGTTGTCTTGCAACTTGACGCCGGGAGTCACCGGGGCACCATGCAGGTCTTCGCTGAGCCTCAGGTACAGCCGCTCTACCTCGCTCGGGCGAGTGGTGACTATCGGCTTGGCCCACTTCCGAACAACATGAAGACTCTGCATAGGGCCGTCGTACAGGTCCGGTATACCGGGGTAGTTGATCTCTACCCACCAGTAATGATCTGGTTCACTGGGTGCTGCCGCTGCCTCTTTGGCCTCATTCTCAGGCCACCCCGCCAGATCACACCCAGGCACCGCAGATAAGACTACTATGAGTAAGGCTGTCAGTACTTTGTTCTTGATTCCCTTGTTCATCATTCACCTTCCTTTACGGCTTCGGCGGATTCAGCCAACGCCGCCAACTCCGCACCAATCTCACATACCTTGTCGTAATGGTCCCTCCAAGCACTCCCTTCTTGGGCATTTGCTTCTCCCATACGCCGACACGCCATGCCATAGGGAGAGACCAGTTGTTGCATACGATCTACGACCTCCCGCAGCCGCTCGATCTCGGCCTTGGCTTGGGCGAGTTCGCGGAGTATGTCTTCGGCCTTGGGCTTCACAAACGGCACGCTCGGTATGTTGATTCCCTTGTTCATCATTCACCACCATCCATGATCAAAACAACATCGGTGTCGTGGGGTACGCCGAGCATCTCCGAAGCTCTGTTCAGCATAGGGATGATCAAGCTGTTGGAATTTACCAGCACTACGGAACCTTCCCGCAGCAGATCACCTAGCTCTGCACTGCCGGGCTGGATCATGCCGCCACTCTCGTCGAAGGCCATGCAGAGGCTGGTGATCACAGGCTGGCCAAGCCTCTCGGTCTCCATGACCTTGCTGTAGTAGTAATGGAGCAGGTAATTGCCATCCGGGAGCCTGCTACGGCGAAGCTCATCGCAAACAAGTTTAGCCTTGTTCACCGAGAAGCCCAGACCTCTGTGCAGCCGGAAAAAGAGTCCGGCCAAGACTGCATCGGTCAGAGAGAAGAGCGGGTCGGCCCCGGCCTTGGACACCTGCAGTGTGCATTGGTTGATGAAGTGGAGGATGGCAGCCTCTGGCATCTGGTACACCTTGCCTACGTCCGCGATGTGGAATGCTGGCTCGCTCTCGCGTAACTGATACACCTGTTCTTGTTGCTGTTCGGACATCTTGTTCTCCTTTCTGGTTGGTAGTTAACGGCATCGTCCGGGTGGTCCTCGTGGGGCCGCCGGGACGAGGCCGTTATGGCCTCGCCCGCATTTCATTGTGGTCGGCATTGCTGCCGTGTTCTACTTAGACCATGTCGCACCTCCGATCTTCCATAGGTCATTACACACTTCATCGGTACGCATCAGAGAAGACTTAAGTAGACTTCCCTGCTATTCTCTTGTCAAGATAAAATATCAAACCTTGCAGCGGATCGTCACGAAGATCGGGCCCTTGAACAGACTGGCCGAAGGTGTGTACTTGATGCCCTCCGTGTCCACGTTGAATGCCCGCAGCAAGTCCACTGCCTTCGAGAAGGCCTCGTCTCCGGTATCGCCTTGGCCGGTCACAGCTATGCTGTACTCCTCTGTCCGGCCGTCAGTGTCCCGCAGCCGGAGGTTGCTCCGGTTCGAGCGAAGGGGTTTGACATGCTCTTGTATCCGGTATCGTTTAACACGTTGCATAGTGTGTCTCCTCTCTAGGTACTCACGAGCAGAACCTTGCCGTCCACAAGCTCCTGCAGCCTGAAGGCCAGGTCCGTGGCCATGCTGTATGCCAGTTCCTTGCTGAAGGCCTTAAGCTTCAGCGTCACGGTGTCTGCCTCGTTCATAACCGGCTGGTCCTCGCCAACCACATCGAGCCTGCTCACCTTAAGAGCCCAAGCGTCGCCGTCTTTGCTCAGATTCATGTTGATGCACTGCACAGTCACACCTCCTCGTCTTCGTCAATCATCATGCCCAAGATCTCAGTGAACAGGGTGGCCAGCCACTCTTTGACGTCGTTCTTATTCTTGCCGGTCACGGTTACCTCAAAGCCACTGGTCAGGCTGGCCGTGACGTTGATCTTGTGGTCGGTCCAGCCGGTGTAGAAGCCTGCCTCATTCATATGGTGGTAGCTGGTCACGATGACCAGCTTCCTCGCCGTACAGGCGGGCAGGTCTAGCTCACACCCGACATCGAGGCCGGAGCCATGAGGCATGTGCTTCTCACACAGCTTCGTGATCCTCTCGGTCCATATGTCGAACCACTCTGTGTTGCCGCTGGCCTCGCAGTTCTTGCGGGCTTGAATGTACCTTGCCAAGGTTGTTGCCAGTGTGTGCTTCATCATCTCTTCCTTACTCCCGGCTGCAGGGTCTTGAATCCCGATGGGTGGTTATGGACCACGTTCTGTATGACGATGCCCAACTTCCATTCGAGGTACTCAAACACGGCAGGATCGATCTGCGTGATCACACCGGTCCTGCCTGTCCGGTCAACCTCAGCCATGATAGCAGCCCTTGTCGCTGACTTGTTCAGCATGCTCTTCATTGTGAGTCCTTTCTGCCGCGTTGCGGCTGTTGGTTAGAATGCCCGGGGCCGGAGTCGAACCGGCCCTTGCGGCACCAGCGGGCTAACGTCTGAGCCAAGCGGCCTCTTCCTCCAAAGCCTTGGCTGCCGCCAATGCCTCGACGAGGGTCAATTCTACTTCAAGCACGGTGTTCTCCCGCTCGGCTGTGACCTTGACCTTGAATGCATCACGGTCTATTGCCAAGCTACTTCGTTCGTCAGACAGTGCAAGTTTCATCGTGGTGAGTCCTTTCTGCCGCGTTGCGGCTGTTGGTGTTCAATGCCCGGGGCCGGAGTCGAACCGGCCCAACGGCACCAGCGGGCGGGTTACAGCCTAGACCTCTCCGTCAGGACCACGGTGGTCTCATTCACCTCGATCTTGGCCCCGGACAGGGCCCCGCTGTTCAGCAGTCCGATTGCTGAACTCAGGTAGATGGCGGCCTCCTCGGGGTCCAGACCTTCAAGCCTCTCGAAGACCTTGGCCTTGTCGAACATGGCCTTCTCGATCTTGACTCCACTGCGGTGGTCCTCCACCGTCTCTTTGACTTCCATCAGGTCTTCAAACATCATGCTGCACGTCCTCTCTGCTGGCTCTGCCAGCGGTTGGTGTTCAGTGGTGGTTACTCTGCCGGTGCCTCGATCTTCGGACCAAGCTCCAGCCACCACTCGGTTGGCTTCCCAAAACTGTACGGCTGCAGGACGTTTCGTCCTGCTTGGCACGGTACCGAAGACTGGGACCCAATCATGTCCACATAGTAGGTGCCGTCCATCTCGATGCCCAAGGTCTTATTGGCCCCGAAGGGTCCGCGAATCCTGATTGGCTCCCAATCTCTCCGAGCATTCTCTCCGCTGTCGTTGTACCGTGCCCAGTAGGTGCCCGGCTCCGGGCTCTTGGTTGAGTACCGGGGCACGAAGCAGTCTTTCAGCCTGGTCCCTGTGTCCCGGTCCAGATGGTGGTGTATGCCAACGACGTCGTGCAAGAGGTCACTGGCAGGAGCGAGGGCCATGGCCTCCAGATCGAGCGGGCAGGCCAGAGCGTGGCAGGCCTCCAAGCTCATGGACAAGTCAAGCACTGCCGACTTAGGGAACCGGCCCGGGTGAATCTCGACAAGCCGCTTGGCTATCTGGGAAATCAGGTCGGCTTCCTCTCGCGTTATCTTCAGGCTTCCGAAATCTATCATGGTGAGTCCTTTCTGCCGCTTCGCGGCGGTTGGTGTTCAATGCCCGGGGCCGGAGTCGAACCGGCCCAACGGCACCAGCGGGCGAGTTACAGCGTGTCGAGAAATCGCTCAACCTGCGGCCAAGCCTGAGCCAGACTGTCCAGCTTGTCTTCGTACTCTACTTCGAGATCCCGCCGATCCTGAAAGGCCTGCGGGTCAGTGATGAGGCCCTCGACCTCGTTGGTAATCAGGTCTATGAGCGTATGCGGGTCCAGAGCGTCAAGCTCCCAAGACTCGTGGCCGTACTTGGCGACGTAGTCAGCGGCCCGGGTGTCGGTCAGCTTCGCCGGGTTTGGCGGCGGCGTGTGGGCCTCGACCTGATCCATGGTCAGGGCGATGCGGCGGACCTCCGGCTGGAAGCCTGCATCGTGCTGGCAGAACGTCGCCAGCCTGTCGTAGATGTCGCGGGTCATGTCGATGCCGCTCGGGTCATGGTCACCGAGGTGTATGATCACCGGATTGCGGCCGGACCTGTGGGCGTCCACCAGACGGCGGGCCGCTCGCCACTGGGCTGACTGGCTGACGTAGCCACGGCATGGGAAGTAGTCCACCCGCATCTGGCTGGCGGCCCGGCCGATCACAGAAGCCAAGGCTTCCTTCTCAACCCAGACTTCAACGTAGTTGTCCTGACCCTCCCACCAGTCAATGGCGAATTGGTACCGCATGCTGTGAATGAAGCTGCCCGGATCGCTCCACGTCCGGGTGCCATACACGTTGCGAGTCCGATCCACGATCGTATTCCAGTCGATCAAACCGGCCATCCGGGCATCGCTCATGATGGTGCCAAGCCGCTTGTAGTTGGACTGCTTGTTGGCCAGTATGCCGCGGGCCACAAACTGGTAGTAAAGCTGCCGCAGGGTCAGGTCCAAGCCGTCGGCCCGGTACTCTTCGATGATGGCTGAAGCCTGCTGGATGATCCCATGCTTGGCTGTCGCCCATTTGCCAATGTCCGCTCCACTGTAGTTGATCTTAGCCATGGTGAGTCCTTTCTGCCGCATCGCGGCGGTTGGTGTTCAATGCCCGGGGCCGGAGTCGAACCGGCCCAACGGCACCAGCGGGCGGGATGCGTCTACTCTTGGTAGTCTGCCGGGTCTTTGGCCATCTCGCCGCGGCAGATACGGTCTTCCTCTTCCTGCTCTGCTATGCAGTCCATGCAGGCCTCGTGGAAGCCCTTGGAGTCCTCGAAGCAGGCAAGATCGGCCCTGCTCCGGGTCTTGCCACACAGGTAGCATTCCGCCACGTCTGTGGCGTCCTCGGGCTCGTCGGCGGCCTTGTCGATCGAGAAGATGAAGCCGGAGCTAACACGGCCCTCGCCGTATGGCGTCTGGGCCAAGTAGACCTTGACCACCTGCGGAGAGGCAGTCTTTCGCCCGCAGGAGACGTCAGACCCGGGGAACATATCCATCACTGCCTTGCGGGCCTCGTCCAGCGTCATGGGCCCGGTGCGTTGTCGCTCGATGGACCTCTTCTCCGGGCCAGCCACGTCGGCAGCCAAGACGTACCGCAGAGGTGCCCGCCGCATCGAGAACTTCAGGCCGATGGGCGAAACAAACTTGGTGCCATCGCTGGAGATATGGCGTTGGATACGGACCACGTCGTGCATCAGGTCTTCCAGCGGTGCGGCAAGCATGCTGTTCAGGTCCAGAGCCTCAATGTTGGCGTGGGCCGCGGCGAGGGCCGCCGTAAGCTCAAGCTCTGCTATGAGGATGTCTGTCCGGCTCTTCGGCAGGACCGTTTGGGGCTCGTGAATCGCCCGCTTGACGATGGAGCCGATAAGGGTCCGCTCTTTGGGGGTGACCGGGTACTTGTTCGTGAAATCTATCATTGCTACGTCCTTTCTGCCGCTTCGCGGCGGTTGGTGTTCAATGCCCGGGGCCGGAGTCGAACCGGCCCGAACGCCGTCGGGCGGAGGGACTAGTGTACTTCGAATTCGATAGCCTGCTTGTTGGCGGACAGGGCCCAACACTTGCGGCAAGTCTGGCAATTCATCAGGCAATCCGTCCGGGGCTCGTCGCCCGCTCTATCGTCCGTGGTCAGCCAAGCCCTTGGTATTTTGGTGTCCGTCGGCAGGTCTTGACCGGGCCAGCAACTAAACACTACTTCGAGATTGGCGGGCAGGTCGCTGAAGTCCAAGCCGGTCCGGCTGGCGGTGTCGTAGTTCTTCGTGAAGATCAAGAACCGGACACCCGGGAACGCCTTGGCCACGGCCTTGGCACCCTCTAGGTATCGCTGATTAGGCAGGTCACCGCTCACGTTCCAACGGACAAGGTCAGGAGTGTAGATGTCCGCCGGGTTAGTGTTCCTGCTGGCCAGCCGCTTCTTGGCCTTGGTATTGATACCCTTGGAGAAGACCTTGGCCAGTTGGCTTATGACGTCGCTGAAGTACTTGTCGGCGTCCGCTTGGAAGAGAAGCCAGTTCTTGACATAGGCCTTGGCGATCGTTCCGGCGTGAGGGCCTCGCAACATGTTCGTCATAACATAGCAGGACTTGCGGCACTCCGCGGAGTTTGGGCAGGTATACAGCGGCGGCAGGCTGATGCTCGGAATGAAGCCGGTCTTGACGTTGCCAAGGCTGATGCTTGGCTTCAGGCCGGACAGGTCCGTCAGGGATCGGTATGCCGCGGCGAGGCTCTTCAGGGCGGCGATGGGGGTTGACTTGTTTTCAGTCCGTCGGTGCCTTGGAGTATATGCCATAATGGGTCCTTTCCGTCCGGCGTCATTGCCGATAGGTGAAGTATAGGGTCTGGGCTATTTACTGTCAAGAAAGAAAATCAAATTTATTTGCCGGGTGGGCCCGGCGAGGCCTGTTTGATAGGTTGTCGGGTAGGGTCTAATAGGGACAACGGACAACGCTCTATGTCCGTATTATTTTGTGCTTTGTAAGTCCTTATGCAAAAAGGATTAGGAAAATACGGACAATAGGGACAAAACAGGGACAGAGGGCCTCTACTTAAGTGTATGGCGGCCTTGGACTTGGAAAAGCCAATAGGGACAATAGGGACGACCCCTTTAGGGGTTAGGGCCCTTTTGTCCCTATTGGGCCCAAACCCGGGTTTTCCCAGTAAGCTAAAGAGCCATAGAGACCCCATGAAACCTTTGAAAGATCATCAGGCCCTGCGGCCCTCCAGCGGCCGCAAGGGCCCGCCGCTGGCCCAACCCCGGCGAGAAGTGGGATAGGGCCTCTCTGGTCTGGCTGGACACCCTGCAGGGCCCTGTGGTATGCTGGCTTCATGGCCAAGAAGATCAATAGCAGAGACAAGGGGGCCCGGGGCGAGCGTGAATTCTGCCGCTGCCTGCTGGCCCATGGCATAGGTGCCCGCCGGGGCCAGCAATACAAGGGCTCGCCGGATAGCCCGGACGTATGCACATGTTTGGATGGGTTCCTGCACTTCGAAGTCAAGAGGGTAGAGTCGTTCAACGCCTACAAGGCTATAGACCAAGCGGCCGCCGACGCTGGCCCGGGTCAAAGCCCTGTAGTGGCTCACAAGAGGAATGGAAAGCCTTGGCTCTTGGTTATGCGGGCGGATGATCTCTTGCCCTTGCTGGCCAAGCAGGGCGAGGCCGACCGGCTCGCGGACCTGCTGACCTGAAAACGACCCGGGGTCGTCCGATCGGGGCACCCCCACCCCCGGGATTCGGCGGCGGGGGGAGGCTCGGGGGGTGGGTGGACCCTAAAAATGTCTTGCCCCCTCTTACGACTAACCCCTACAATTTCTATAGTTACTTAACCCTGAAAACTATTCAAACTACTGGAGTTATTATGGATCTCGAAGGGATGAACATACTCCTCCATCGCCCCGGGGCCGACAAGACCGAAGCGGTTCCGCTGGATGATGTCTTCGAGGAGATCCGGAAAGCCATCCGTGAAGAGGTGGCTAAGGCACCCCATACTTGTCGATTTCCTTCGCTGACCGAGGATTCAGTCGCGGCTGTTGGGAATCACGTCGGTATGATGACGGCCTTGGGTGATGGCAACCTCGATGCCGGAGTAGAGCTTCTCCGGGAAAACCACAAGTGGATCAGACAGATGAGACTTCGCAGCGAGCGGGTCTCTGTTGCTATAATACTCACTATTGTTACCACGATGGCCGTGGGCACCCTTTCAGCCTTATGGCTCGGTCTCAAGGCCTTCCTGGAGGACTGACATGCTTACAGAGAACAAAATCAAGTACGCCCTCGCCTACGCGGCCAACGGCGGCAACCAATCCGCTGCCTACCGGGACGCCTACGGTGCCGAGGGAGCCTCGGCAGGTTCCGCGGCCTCGGAACTCATGAAATCCTCCGAGGTCAAGATGATGATCAAGGTCTTCACAGATCCGGCCATGGATCTGTATGGAGCCACGGCCGATCGCATCATTCGTGAGCTTTCGTTTGTCGCCTTCTTCGACATCAGCCAGATCTTCGACGAGGATGGCAACCTGCGGAGCATCAAGGAAATTCCGCTGGCCACCCGGAGGGCGATAGCCAGTCTCGACATCCAGGCGATGGAAGCCTTCATGGATGAAGATGACGAGACTGGCAAGCGGAAGTCTATCAACACGCTGCTGAAGAAGCTGAGGACCTCCGACAAGCTCAAGGCTCTTGAGCAGCTTTGCAAGATCAAGGGTCTCAACGCCCCCGACCGCCTGGACCTCAGCAACACCGAGCCATTCAAGCACGAGCATGTCCATAACCTCCCGGGTCTGGAAGCCCGGCTGGACAAGCTCATCAAAGACAAGATTGACGAGGAGCTTTGATGCCGAAGCGGAAGACGCTTTGTGGGCATTTGATTCGTGAGGAGTCAAACAGCCTCTATGAGAATGTCATGCGTGACGGCTCGCCGGACGATCTCCGGAGGCTGTGCAAGGAAGATCTGTTCTTCCTTCTCACGGTGGCCTGCAACCGGCGGGACATCAACAAGCCTTGGCTGTATGCCCGGGTCCGCGAGGTTGAGGCCGAGCCTGACGGCTTCCTCGACCTGTGGGCTCGTGAGCATTACAAGTCAACCATCATCACCTTCGGCAAGACGATCCAGGACATCCTCAACAACGCTTCGATCACTGTCGGCATCTTCAGCCACACGAAGCCGATCTCGAAGAGCTTCCTCGGCCAGATCATGCGTGAGTTTGAGGAGAATGAGTTCCTCAAAGGCCTCTTCCCGGATGTCCTTTGGGCCAACCCGAAGCGTGAATCACCGAAGTGGTCTATAGACAACGGCATTATCGTCAAGCGTGACAGCAACCCGAAGGAAGCCACCATCGAGGCCCATGGTCTCGTTGACGGCCAGCCCACCAGCAGGCACTTCACGCTGATGATCTACGATGACGTCGTCACTCTGGAGTCGGTCACAACGCCGGAGCAGATCGAGAAGGTGAACAACGCATGGGGTATGAGTCTCAACCTGGCGGCTGAGGGTGGGGCCAAGCGGTACATCGGAACGAGGTACAGGTTCAATGACACTTACAAGATCATCATGGAGCGTAAGGCGGCCATACCTCGGATATACCCCGCCACAGAGAACGGAGACATCGATGGAGCTTCAGTCTTCATGCCGGAACAGACCCTCCGGGACAAACGGAGGGAGATGGGCCCTTACATCTTCTCGGCCCAGATGCTTCAGAACCCGACGGCCGATAGGGCCATGGGCTTTCAGGAGTCCTGGCTTCGAACCTACTCCCATATCGATCAGTCGGTGACCTCGGGATGGAACATCTACATCCTGGTCGATCCCGCTGGAGAGAAGAAGAAAGAGAATGACTACACGGTGATGCTCGTCATAGCCCTGGCCCCTGACAGGAACTACTACCTTCTGGATGGTTTCAGGGACCGGCTCAATCTTACTGAGCGGGCGTCAAGGCTGTTCGACCTCGTTAGGAAGTGGCAGCCACTGAAGGTCGTCTACGAGAAGTACGGCCTGCAGGCTGATAACGAGCATATTGAATATGAGATGGAGATCCGGAACTACCGGTTCAACATCAGCCCAATTGGTGGGCAGACTCCCAAGTTCGATAGGATCAGGCGGCTGGTTCCTGTGTTCGAGCAGGGCCGGATGTGGCTGCCTCCGAGGCTGCTCTTCACCGACTACGAGAATAACCTCAGGGATCTTGTGCAGGAGTTTGTGAACAACGAGTACCTGGCTTTTCCTGTTGCACTGCATGACGACGTTCTGGATTGTATGGCAAGGATCATCGATCCGGATCTCCGGGCCGAGTTCCCTGACAGTGATCTCCGGGGTGACCGGAGCTTTTCTGCATATGGCGAGGTGGTTCCGCTTGGGTCAAAAATCTTGACAGCGGGGCCGGACAAGGTGCAGACTGAGTATGAACTTTTCGAATAAAGGAGCTTAGCTGTGTGTACCAGTAAGCCAAAGACACCATCGATACCGAAGGTTGTGGAGCCTCCGGTGGATAATACTGCCAACGTAGCTGCGAGAGAAGCTCGTGATCGTGAAGCTGCAAGGCGAAGGGCTGCGACAGGTCGTGATGACACCATAGCAACTTCACCGTTGGGTGTTTCCTCGGCGGCCAACGTCCAGCGGAAGACTCTGCTAGGTCAGTAGTCTTCAGGCCTTCGGGAAAAGGAAGTCCTTGACATGGCCACAACAAAAACCACTAGCACAGTGACGGAGCCTTACCGCAAGCGACATAAGGCTCTTCGTTCGATCTTGGAAACACAGGGCTGGAAGCAGCACTACAAGGAACTGGTCGATTACCTGCAGCCGCGTAAAGGTAGGTTCCTTATCAGTGACTCCCTGGACGAGAAGAGGGGGGCCAAGAAACACGGCAACATCATCAACGGCACTGCAGGGGAGGCAATCAAGATCATAGCCTCTGGTCTTCAAGGGGGATTGACCTCTCCGTCGAGACCTTGGTTTGTTCTGACCACGGCCGACGACACCCTGGCCGAGCTTCAGCCGGTGCGTCAGTGGCTTCACACCCTACGCAACAGGATGATGTACGTCTTTGCCAGGTCGAACTTCTACGGTGCCGTCCACAACATCTATTCCGAGCTTGCACCCTTCGGTACTGCAGCGATGATCATCGATGAAGACACGACCAAGGTCATACGATGCAGACCCTTCACTATAGGTGAATATGTTCTCGGCCAAAACTCTCAGTTCTCGGTGGACACGCTCTACCGGATCATAGAGTTGACACCCTGGCAGATGGTCGACATGTTCACTTTTGAGTCTTGCTCCAAGTCGGTGCAAACGGCTTACAACAATAAGTCCGAGAAGCCTGTCAAGATTGTTCATTGCATCCAGCCGAAGCAGAGAGGGAGCATGTTGAGGCTTCCGGCCAGTATGATTTATGAGTCCGTTTACTATGAGTACCACGGCACCCCCGACAGGTTCCTTCGAGTGAAGGGCTACGCCGACAAGCCCTTTGTGGCTCCCCGCTGGCAGGTGTCTGGGACTAACGTCTATGGCGACGCCCCCGGCATGGATGTTCTTGGCGATGTCAAGATGCTCCAGTCCATGGAGAAGAAGAAGCTGAAGGCTCTTGACAAGATGGTCGACCCGCCGATGAATGCACCGTCCAGCATGAGGGCCCAAGGCGGCACGATAGTGTCCGGCGGTGTTAACTACCTCGATGTGCAGCAGGGACAGCAGGGCTTTACCCCAGTCTATCAGGTCAAGCCTGACCTCCAGAACATGGCGTTCGAGATCGATCGTGTGGAGAAGCGTATCCAGAGAGGCTTCTATAACGATCTCTTCCTGGCCATTATCAACATGGATGACCGGCAGCGTACAGCCACTGAGATCGCCAAGCTCTACGAAGAGAAGGCCCAGGTTCTCGGGCCGGTACTGGAGGGGCTGCAGTCCGAGCTTCTCGAACCGGCGATCAACAGAACCTATAATGTCATGCTGCGTTTCGGTCTTGTCCCCCCTGCCCCCCCGGAGCTTGAAGGGCAAGACCTGAAGGTGGATTACATATCCATTTTGGCTCAGGCCCAAAAAGCTGTGGGCACGGTGGGCATCGAGAAGACCATTGAGTTTGTTGGGGCCCTGGCTTCTATCTCGCCGTCGGTCATCGACAAGTTCGACGCGGACGAGGCGGTGGACTCGTACAGTGTGATGGTGGGCGTCCCACCGAAGATCATACGAAGCAACAAGGATGTGGCTGCGATCCGGCAGCAGAGGGCTCAGCAGCAACAGGCAATGGCCATGCAGGAGCAGCTACGCAATGCTGCTGAAACAGCCAAGACTGCTTCGGAGACTCCTGTCGGGGACAAGAGTATGCTGGAGGTTGTCACAGGGAGTCCCACATGAGCAAGCAGCACAACGTAGCGGATGAAGCAGCAATACAGAAACAAGCTGAAGAGCAACGTCTTCTGCGTGAGCAGGAGTTGAATGACATCAAGGCTCTTGCGGCTACACCGCAGGGTCTTCGTTTCTTCAAGCGATTGATGAAGATTGGCAAAGTGTTTTCTACGACATTCACAGGTAACAGCCAGACCTTTTTCCTTGAGGGTCACAGGAACTTTGCCCTGCTGATCTTCAACGATCTGGCTGAAGCTGTGCCTGAGAAGATTACAGCTATAATGCTGAACAAGGAGAAAGACTATGAGTGAGCGAGGTCACAACGTACCCAATGTGAGAAACCCCGCGATTACGGCTACGGCTGTTACACCACACGACTCGAACACCATCGACCTGACAAGGGCTCTGTACATTGGTACGGCAGGGGCTTTGAAGGTTCGTATGGCGGACGGCTCGGACTGCGTCTTCGGCAACGTAGGTGTAGGCCTGCTGCCGATTCAGGCGGACATGGTGTACGACACCGGCACAGATGCCGAAGACATCGTGGCGTTGAGGTAAGTGGTGAAGGTTTTACCGGCTATAACGGCTTATCTGTATGTAGGTGTGCCGGACGAGACCACCTTCGTGGAGGCTCTGCGTAAATACACCATGGACAGAGAGGTCAGCGTTAGCTGGTTCCCGGGCAAGTTCACTCACGGTTTTGTGGATGAACCTGTGGTGCAGGTAGTTCTTCTTCTCGATTACAAACCCGCGAATGCTGCGGCACAAGAGGCCGAGCTAATGAGCGAGGCTATAGCTTTGGCGAGTACACTCAGGCAGGCATGCCACCAGCAGAGAGTTCTTGTGCAACTCTTTGTCGAGGGCACAGCCGTGGAGGTTACTGGTGAAACCATTAACAGAGACTAGGATTCAACACGGTAACCATATCAGTCAGTACCTATCTCTCAGAGCAGCGGAGATTGATAAGGTTTTGGTGCCGGTGTCCGAATTGGTTACTGTTGTCAAAACCCGGGACAGCTACGTTATAGCTCTTGGTGACCAGTGGATCTCTTTTGTTCCTAACGCCGTAGAGGACCAGTCTGCGTTGGATGTGGCCAAGATGGGTGATGTAACTGATGCTTACCATTTCGGCCCTGTCCTCGATGTTGCCAAGCTGGCCGCGAACAGGCTGATGTACAAGGTGCAGCACAGCAGTAAAGTACACTACAGCAGCGAGGTCCAAGGTTATGTCTTTGATGCCTGTCCCAAGCTCGGGCTATTCATGCGTGACTGGGCGAAGTTCGGTGAGGACTTTCAACCAAACTATGTTAAGGGCGAGATGGTCTTGGAGCTTGAGGTTATTAAAAAGCTCTTGTTGTCGAAAGACAGCAATCCCTCCGGGGACACCAGACTCAATCTTGATCCAGACACCACGGTAGCTCTTGGCAACTTTGGAGATCACTACCGTACTAATCAGGGTGCCCCGATTGACCAAGCATTATGGGATTCAGTTCATGACAATGGCACTTCCGAAGGCTATGGGACTTCAAGCATAGTAGCTGGTTCGGCTTCCACTTGTGCGCTTCGTATTGACAGGACATATATGAGTTTCGACACTTCAGGTGTTGATACTCCTGAGACTGCGAAGCTGCAGCTTCAAGGTACTAGTTCTCCCACAACAGGTGCTGGAGATGTTGACTTGTTTGATGCTTCTGATTGTCCTGGGTACAGCAGTGCTGATTGTTATGGGCAGATAGGCGAGGAGTTTGCAAGTCCTATAGGTGATCCTCTGGCCGCCAATGGTAGCTACATCGAGTCTTCTGACTTAGTGGCTGAGAGTGCCTGGGCTGAGTCCGCAGCTTTCGAGCTTGGGGTGGCTCAGCACGATCAGGATGTGCTGGATGTGTGGACTCCCGGTGATCCTAAGACGTACACCTTCAAGGCGACAGGAGATGGGGCTGCCAGATTGCTGTTGACATATCCGGAAGAACCCGGACATAATCACAGAGTATCAGTTTCAATGATAGGTATAGGCCTTTAACAAGGAGAGCATGAGATGGCAGGCGAAGACGGAAATGCAGATGCCCAGGCTAACCCCGACGGCGATGCTTCCACTCTGCTAACCGGCGAAGCCGGTGAAGAAGCGACGACCAAAGACCAGGCTGGTGCTGACGGCAAGGTTGATGACCAAGGTCAGGCCGGTGCCGATGACAAGACTGGTGCTGAGGACAAAACGGATCAGGATGGGGCTCCAGAGGCCTACGAGGACTTTACCCTCCCTGAGGGTTATGAGTTCGCGGAAGAGGCGAAGAGCAATTTCACCGAGTTGGCTAAGGCCAACAACCTGACCCAGGCAGAAGCTCAGAAGTTTGTTGATCTGGCGGCTAAGCACACCCAGGATCTGCAGGCCCAACAGGCCAAGCAGTACGAAGATGTTCAGAAGGCCTGGGTCGACGAGATCAAGAAGGATACTGATTTCGGTGGTAGTAACTATGAAGATACTATCACTCGTGCGAAGCGTACTCTCAACAGCTTCGGTTCCAAGGCTCTCTTTGATTTGCTCGACAGAAGCGGGTACGGCAACAATCCCGAGATCATCAAGCTTCTGGCGAGAGTTGACAAAGAGTTAGGCGAAGATCAGTCGGCAGGTGGAGCTTCTTCGGGAGAAGCCACAGACAAGTCTGCTGCTGACACGCTGTATGGCGGTACAAAATAGAACCAGTCTGGTGGCCAAGGACGGCTACTTGACGCAACGCAAGGAAGCGTATTATGGCAACTGTAGGAACAGGCGTTCTGAATCTGGCCGACTGGGCCAAGCGTCTTGACCCTGATGGCAAGACAGCTACCATCGTTGAGATCCTCAACGAGACCAACGAAGTCCTGGAGGACATGGCGTGGGTTCCGGGCAATTTGCCCACCGGCCACCGCACTACTGTCCGCACCGGTCTTCCCACGGTGGCGTGGCGTATCCTGAACTACGGTGTTGCTCAGAGCAAGAGCCGGTCTGTGCAGGTGACAGACACCTGCGGTATGCTGGAAGCATACAGCAAGATCGACAAGTCTCTTGCCGACCTGAACGGCAACACTGCTGAGTTCAGATTGTCGGAGGACCGGCCTTTCCTGGAAGCGATGAACCAGGAGATGGCATCGACCCTCTTCTACGGCAACACCTCCACCGACCCCGAGGAGTTCCTTGGTCTTGCACCAAGGTATTCGAGTCTGTCGGCAGAGAATGCCGACAACATCGTCACTGGCGGCAGCGACGATACAGACAACACCTCGATCTGGCTGGTTGTGTGGGGCCCGAACACCTGCCACGGCATCTTCCCGAAGGGAAGCATGGCGGGTCTCCAACACCAGGATCTGGGTGAGGACACTCTGACTGACGCTGCAGGCGGCGAGTACCAAGGCTATCGTGCCCACTACAAGTGGGATGCTGGCCTCTGCCTCCGTGACTGGCGGTATGTTGTACGCATCTGCAACATTGATGTCAGTGATCTGGCCAAGGATGCTTCTGGTGATTCCGCGGACATCCAGGATCTGCTGGACCAGGCTTTGGAGATTCCTCCGAACCTCCGCATGGGAACACCGGTGATATACTGCAACAAGACGATCCGCAGTATTCTTCGTCGGCAGGTCAAGCGAGTGGGTAACATCCGGCTCAACCTCGACAACTTCGAGGGAAAGCAGATTCTGAGCTACGACGGCATTCCTGTTCGTCGGTGTGATGCTATCCTGGACACGGAAGCTCTTGTCTCCTAACGAGGCAAGGAGAGGTACTGTTTGCTAACATAAGAAACAGTGTGACAACAGAACCCAAACTTGGATTCTTGGGAGACACAAACCATGATAATGGACAAGCAATTGATGTTCAGCGACGAGCAGGCCATCGGGGATACTGAGGTCAGTGACAATATCATTGATCTCTCCGGTGTGGCTGCCAAGGACGGAGCAGAGGGTGTTCCTCTGCAGGTGCATTGCAATGTCGATGTCACCTTCACTGACCTGACCAACATGAAGATCTCGCTCTACGGCGACGACGATGTGGCGTTCGGCTCTGCCGTCCTGCTGTGGGACACGCCGGTGGTTGTCAAGGCCACGCTGGCGGCGGGCTATGTCTTCAAGCTGCCTCCGGTCCCATGGGGCAACGAGCTTCGGTATCTCCGGTTGACTTATACGGTCACCGGTTCCACCGAGACGGCAGGCAAGGTCACGGCCGGTCTTGTTCTGGAACACCAGAGCAACACATAAGGCAGTCGTCCCCCTGACTGAAAACCAGCAAGGGCTGCCGGGCTTTTTTAGCAGCCTGGCAGCCCTTGTCCTTTTTCTGATCGACGAGAGGAGAATGCGATGAAGTACATCTGCGTTAAGAAGTGTTTCTTCCAAGGCAGGCGGTGGAAAGTGGGAGAAGCAATGACATCCGAGCGGAAGGATATACCTCCGTACTTTGCCCCGGCGGCCAGGGTTCGTATCGTCAAGACGGTTCAGGAGGGCGAGCCGAGAACTCTTGGCGAGGTTGAGAGCAAGTCAATCGATCCACGGACGGTTCTCACGAAGGAGCCGGAGGTCGTGGTCGAAGAGGTACCCAAGGAACCAGATGCCGGGGAGGACTCAGAGGCTGCGGTTGGGGGCGAAGCCGCCGCTGACCCCGATCTGTTCAGTTAGGCAGGAAACACATGGTCAAGAAGATGATACAGTTGATCGTGGCCAGTCTCCTGGAGCAGCTTCCTCCAGACAAGGTCAAGCAGGCTGTGGACATGGCTCTCGACAAGATAGAGGACATGGTGGCTGCTTCTGACAACAAGCTGGATGACATGCTCATACTGCCTTTGATCAAGAAGGTCATTCGTGAGCCCTTCGGCATCGAAGACAACGACGAAGAGTAGGCCGAGAACCAGGAAGAGACGGAAGGAGAACCAACATGAAGATGCTAGGCTGCTTGCTTTTAGTCCTCGCCCTGTGCGTGGGCTGCACACACAACCAGACGTTTCTGAAGCCGGATGGTAATCTGAAGCAGATTACATCCACAGCCAATACGAGTCAGATGAATGGCGAAGGCCTTCAGCAAGCTACCAACTTGGGCATAGGCCCGCAGCTATCCAAGGCTGATGCTGAAGGTATATGGGTGAATGGCCCCGGAGCTTCTGGCATCGCCGCGATCTTACTTGAACAAGGTACGCTGTACGTCAACTCTCCGCAGGATGTAGTTATCGAAGGCCTGGAGATTATCCGAGACCCAACGAGTGGTGAGATCACTATCAAGGCTGACTCTATGAACCTCAATCTGTCAGAGCCTATGGGCAAACAGGTGGATGCCTACTTGCAGGCCGCCAAGTCGCTCGAAGGCTTAACACAGACAGAGGCACTAGCAACGGTAGAGCGTATGAGAGCGGCTGGTGAGATCACTGATTCGATTGCCAGTTTGCTTCTGCAGTACTTCGTCCCTGGCTTGTCTCCGTGAGCTTTGTAGTACAGAGGCTGTTGACCGGCCAGGACAACCGGACACCAGGACCGGCGGCAGGAACATGGAGGTGACTGATGCCCGGCCCTGGTGTTTTTTGGTAATGGAGAATTGAGATGTCAAGCGTGAGCGAAGTTCAACTGTGCAACCTGGCTTTGTCGAGGCTAGGATGTCCTGGCATACAGTCTCTGTCAGAAGCATCCAGGCAGGCGAGAGCTTGCAGCTTGCATTACCCTGTGGCTCGTGATGCTGTACTCCGTGATCACCCATGGACCTTTGCACGGAAAGAGCAGACGCTGGCTCTGGTAAGTGACGAGACGGTTTCTGGGTGGGACTATGTGTACCAGTACCCAACGGATTGTCTTAATGCTATCCGCATTCATGACGAGACTGCATCGGCGGACCCCGATTCGTACTACGATGATACCCAGGCTACTTACTCTTCATCCAAGAAGATTGAGTTCGAGGTGGTGGCCAGTGAAGACTTGGACGCCAGACGTATCGTATCCAACCAAGAGAACGCGATCCTGGTCTACACTGCTGCTGTGACTAACCCTGTGGTCTTCGATAGTCTGTTCAGTCAGGCTCTGGTCCTACAGTTGGCTTCAGCCATGGCTGTTGCTCTGAAGCGAAGCCAGAGCCTTGCAAAGAACCTCTATCAGGAGTACTTGGTGGTTCTTGGGGTGGCCAAAGCCAGCAATGCTAACGAGGGACACCGGCATGAGATCTCGGATAGTGCCTTTGTGAAAGCGAGGCGGTAAATGAGTATCTCCATAATCCAGAGATCCTTTACCGGAGGCGAATGGTCTCCAAGCTTGTACGGTCGTACTGATCTTGATGTTTACCCAACAGCCGCCAGACTCGTTAAGAACTTCATACCGCATGTCCATGGTGGTGTATCCAACCGGGGAGGTCTACGGTATCTCGATGACGCATACAGCAGCAGCCACGCCAGCATCCTGATACCCTTCACTTTCTCTGTGGTTCAGAAGTACTTCCTTGAGTTCTCCAACTACAAGATGCGTATCCTGATGGATGGGGGCTTGGTGCGTGATGATGTTACTGATGACATAGTCGAAATTGACACCCCCTATAGCTCGGACGATCTTGCCCTGCTGACGTTCACTCAGTCAGCCGATGTGATGTATCTCTTCCATCCGTCTTTCCAGGAAAGGAAGCTGACTCGGTCGGCACACGACTCTTGGAACCTGGTTGCGTTGACATACACAGCGAGCATTTCGGCACCCACTGAGTTAACCCGGAGTGTGGGGTCTGGGACTGACTACAACTATGTTGTAACAGCCGTCACCGAGGACGGCGAGGAGTCAGTAGCTTCCTCGGCTGCTGCCGCTGACCCAGGAGACACTTTGACTTGGGAGGCAGGCACCGCCGCCAAGTACTACAACATCTACAAGGATGGTAATCAAGGTGGGACATACGGCTGGATAGGCCAGAGCGACAGTAAGACCTTTACTGAGCCGTCAGGAGGCATAACCCCGGACTACACTACCGTTCCCCCTGTGCTGGAGAACCCATTTGATGGCTCTGGTCGATATCCGGCGGTAGGTGAGTTCTACAAGCAACGCTTGTTGCGGGCGAGGAGCAACCAAAAGCCGGATACGGTCTTCGCCTCCGCGATAGGCAGCTTCGAGAACATGAACCGGTCGTACCCAAGACGACCCGATGAAGCTTGGTCCATCACCCTCAATGCCAAGCAGGTGAACGAAGTGCGTTGGATGGTTCCGCTGTCTGACCTGATCATCGGCACTACTGGCGGCGAGTGGCGGATGTATACCCCCGCCGGGGATGAGACTGGCATACCGGCGGTGGAGCGTCAAAGCAACTGGGGCTCTCATACACTGGCCCCGGTTGTGATTGGTTCGTCCATACTCTTTGTGGACATCACGAGCAACACAGTGCGAGACCTGGCTTACTCTTTCGAGGTTGACCACTACGACAGCGATGACCTGACTCTTATGGCCCGCCACCTGTTTGACAGGAAGGAGATTGTGTCCTGGGCCTTCCAGCAGAATCCCGAGCCAATACTTTGGGTTGTGTTCGATGATGGGACTCTTTCCGGCCTGACTTACTACAAGAAGCAGCGAGTATGGGGGTGGCACCAACATACCACTGAGGGCTACTTCGAAAGCGTAGCTTGTCAGCCTTCGGGTGATAGTACTTCTGACATGGTCTACTTCGTGGTCAGGCGTACAATTAACGGCTCGACGGTAAGGTATATAGAGCAGCTTGACCCCGGGATGTCCACCGGGGACATAGAGGACGCATTCTTCGTTGACAGCGGACTCAGCTATAGTGGTGAGGCTACTGATACCTTCTCGGGTCTTGACCACTTAGAAGGCGAAACAGTTGTAGCTTTTGCCGATGGCGTGGTGCTTAGCGGCCTGGTTGTATCTTCTGGCTCGGTGACGCTGCCGGTCACGGCGTCTACTGTCCACATCGGTCTTAGCTACACCTCGGACTTAGAGACACTCGACTTTGAACCTGTGGGTTCCAGTGAAACCCTGCAGGATAAGTACAGATCGATCGATTCTGTTGTAGTACGACTGAAGGACTCTAGAGCGTTCTGGGCAGGCCCAGACGAGGACCACCTAAATGAAGCACCTGTTAGGACAGATGAAGCTTATGGTGAGGCAGTACCTTTGCTCAACGGTGATGTTGAGCTACTTCTTGAGCCCAACGAGGCTGATGTTGCTCGCCTGTATGTACGGAATAGTGACCCTGTTCCTCTTACTATCTTGTCTGTTTGTGTGCGTATGAGTTTTGAGGACATGGATGGTTAGTTTAGTTAGAGCAACCCAGAAGCTCATTGATGGCATGAAGGGTCGTTTGAAGCCAGAAGATGAGGCCGAGGTACAGGCCATGCTCGGGGTGTCTGCTGACGACGGTCTTCAGCAGTCTTTCGAGTTGTCCGACTATACGCAAGTGGCTGTTGTGGATGGCAGGCCGGAACTTGCTTTTGGTGTCGGCTCTGCCACGATAAGCAGCTTGGTGGGTCGTCCATGGATGTTGTCTACGGAAGAGCTTTTTAAGCATCAGATCCAAGCGGTCCGGTGGACCAAGGCTATCATACTGGACATGCTTCTGGATTACCCTTATCTTGAGAACTGGACATATGCTGAGAGCCGGAAATCAATACGATGGCTTCGTTGGGCTGGCTTCGAGTTTGACAAGGAGCCTCAAACCTTCGGTTGCCAAGGCAAGTTGTTCTACCGGTTTTGGCGTGAGCGTGATCCGGTTCTCAGCAAGGAGCTAGAACAGTGTGCGTGATTACAGGAACGATGCTTCTTGGTGGTGCGACGGCTGCTGCGACGGCTACCTCCGCACAGATTGCTACTGCAGGCATGATGGCCACAGTGGCCAATTTCTCTATAGCCTCTACGGCCATCGCTGCAGGTGTGGCGGGCTATGGCCAGTATGCTAACCAGCAGGCACAAAACGCGGCGAACGACTACAACGCCAAGATCATGCAGCGGAATGCTCAGATAGCCAACCTCCAGGCTGAGGATGCTATCCGTAGAGGTGAAGAGGCAGAACTCCAGCACCGACGACGAGTGGCTCACTTTAAGGGCATGCAGAGGGTAGCATTCGCGGAGTCTGGTGTGGTAGTGGACGAAGGATCTCCGCTTGATACAGTTCTCGATACGACGCAGCTTGGCGAAGAGGATGCCATGACCATACGTCGTAATGCAGCCAGAGAAGCTTGGGGCTTCAATATGGAGGCCGGGAACTATGCTGCTCAAGGCAGGTTGTCCAGCATGAAGAACTCGTCTCCGGCCTTGGCTGCGGCTCCTACCTTGCTTGGTGGTGCGGCACAGTCTGCTGGCCAGGTTTTTTCGTATCAGATGATAGGCCTGAACAACAGCCTTAGGCAGCCGAGGACTTGAGGACACAACAATGGTGCGTACATACGGTAGCGGCGGTAAGACCGAACTTACTCGGGGCCTTCCCGGAGTAAGATTCTCAGCATCTGCCACAGCAGAGAGCTTCGGCAGCAACGATGCTCAGGCTCTCGCTCAACTTGGTGCGGTCGGCATGAACCTGGGCCGACAGCTTACCGGATACGTCTCGGCTCTTGAAGGCATTATGGAGAAGGAGCGGGACCGGGCAGACAGGGCCCTTGCCCGCGATCGCATAAATCAGTACCGCACCGCCTCCCAGGAGTTGATGAACGAAGTACTCCAGACCAAGGGCGAAGAGGCCGTGGCTTCGTATGAGACGTACAAAGTGCCAATGCAGGAACTCCGCAAGAAGTTTGCTGATGGTCTCAACCCGCAGGCTCTTGACTATTATGACATCTCGACTATGGACTACGAGGCTTCACATCTGGTCGACATGATCAACTTCCAGAGGAAGGCTGCCATAGCTTTTGACCAGACGACCAAGGAAGCCGCCATTAACACTTCGATCATCGAGGCTGTACAGAACAGGGCTATTCCTTCGAAGATCGATCAGGAACTCGAAGAAGTAGAGGCCAACGTGCGGTCACTACACAAGGGGGAAGCCAAGGAAGTCATCGATGCCAAGGTCACACTCACCAAGCATACACTCCTGGCTGAGGTGACGGAGGCTTTGGCCGAGGAAGATCCAGAGGCTGCTCTTAAGCACATGGCTTTGTACGAGGAGGACATCGATCCTCGGTACTATGCAGGCATGACCGAGAAGCTCCGCAAGCAAATGCTGACGAAGAAAGCTATCGAGCGTGTAAAGTCTTGGGAGGCTCAAGGCCTGAGCTTTGGCGAGCAGGTCGAAGAGCTTGACAATCTCAAGGACGCGGACGCTTACGAAGAGACTATGCGTATACTCAACAACAGAGCCAATGAGCGGTCCAAGGTTGCCGTGGTGGACCAACACGCGGCTGTCAAGTCTGCTGTTGATGACCTTATGAAAGACCCCCAGAACTTCAACCCATACAGTGTCAAGGGCCTG